GGCCGCGCACGCGCCGGGCGGTGGTGTCTCGCAAATCGGTATTGCGGCTGGCCGCCTTTTCGTCTTTGCCAGCATTCGCGTTCGCGGACAAGTCCCTCAGACCCCGCGCCGCCGGGTCGCTACCGCCCTTCGTGACGCCCTGCGTCTCGGCGATCCGTTCCAGACGGAGCAAGTGGTCCTCGCGTGCCCTCTCGAACTCGTCGTCGTCGAAGCCCAACGCGACCGAGGCCGTCTGCTGGCCCACCAACCCGGCCCCCGCCGCTTGGATGATGGTTTGCGGGTCACTGGTGGTGAAATGGGCATTGTCGATCTCTTCGTTGATCTGCTGAATGTCTGCCACGCTGATCTTGCCGCCCAACAACGCCAACACAACGCTCTTGGCAAGCTCCCGCTTGATCTTCCGCCCTGGCACCGCCGACATCAGCTTCACCAGGTCTTGGGCCTCCTTCACGCGGTCGGAATCCGTCTTCAGGCTGTAGCGATCCGGGTACTTGATTGTCGCCACGTCGCGCCGCGTTTCGCTCCGCTCCTCGTAGGCCGCCCAATGCTCGGCAATCTGCCGCTCGGCGCTTTCCATCACCAATCCGATGTAGCTGAGGCCGGCTTCAAGCCCCTGGTTGTCCATTTGCTTCGATTCGGCCGAGGCGCGGACGGCAAGACTCGATACAGCGAGGTTGACTAGCTCGCGGATGTCCCTTTTGATACGGTCTTGTAGCTCCAAACTCGCCCGCAACGGCTCGGCCGAAGGATTGATGAAGGTGGGCGGATTCATCCCCTTGTCGTAGGCGCGGCCGTGGGTCGCCCCGACCTTGATGTCGGTGTCGGCCGCGCCCTGCCCGCCGGTGCTCGCCGTGCCGTCCGCGTTGGCCGCAGGCTTCAAGTGGGCACCGACCGCCCGCATGTCCTTCTGCTCGACATAGAAGGGGAAATTGCTCCGCAAAGCGTAGTTCACGTCGCTTGAACCGAGGTTGAGAAGAGCGATTTGTTGTTGGCAAACGTCCTTGATGAGGCTGTCGCCGAGGTCGAGCATCACGAACGGGATACGGGTCAGTTCCAACTGGTAAGGGCCGCCCGGAAGACCCTCGCGGTTCACAGCGTTTCCATCCACGTCGTAGAATTGCAGGTTGACCATTGCGGTCTTCGGGTCGATCCACAGCCGGCGGTAGCGGCTGACGGATCGCGTCGGCAACAGGTACTCGTTGTCGTACTGCATCACCGTGTCGCGCAGGAGCACCGACTGGAACTCGCTCGGCTCTTCGGCATTCCCGCACGACCAACTCAGGATGTCCTCGATGTCGTACTTGTAGAGGTATGGCCGCACGCCGCCGGCCTCGGCCAGCGTCAACGGGGCCGGGATCGCCGGGGCGTCCACGTATACGCCCACGCGGCCCATGACCAACAGTTCCGTCAGCGCCTTGACGCCGAAGAAGGCGTTCATCGTCGAGCCGCGCCGGTCCACGCCAAGGTCCAGCCCAGCCACGGCATTCTGGTAGGCTTGGCTTCCGCCGCGCCGCGTGATGTCGCGCATCCGCTGGAAGATCGCGTTGCGGATGTCGTTGATGGCCGCCTTGGCGAAGGCAGGAATCGGGGTGATGTTCTTGCGGGTGACGAAATCCGCGTTGTCTTCCCTGGTCGTGAACCTTTCCAGGTAGGTGTCCCGGAACTCCTCGCCGCCGGAGTAGGTCAACCGCCACTTGGCCCAGTCGATCTGGCCGCCCAGGTACGAGGGATGGCGACTGTCGATGATGCGAGGTTTTCGGTCGGTCATCGCTAGATCACCTTTCCGATGTCCTGCCCGGTCGTAATCGAGGCCGCCAGTGAGAGGCCGATGTCGGCGTAACACAGGCTGTGGGCGAAGTGGTCCGCCCCGGTGTTCACGTACTCGGCCGCCATGTTGCCCGTGTCGTCCTTCTTGTAGGTGCGGACCAGGTTTTTCAGGTGCTCGCGGTATTCCAGCGAAACATCGCGGGGAAGCTGGATTCGCGGCGGGTTGGCCTTGAATCGCCCAAGGGTGCAGCTAAGCCAGTTCGTGCGGTCCACCGTGGCGAACGGAGCCCCCGTCTCTTCCTCGCTGATGGCGATTTCCTTGGCCGTCTGCCCTCGTCGGTAGCGCGTCAGCCACACGTAGCCGTGGAACCTCTTGGCAAAGCGGCGGGCGTCGTTCAGGAACGGATCGGCGTCCACCACGCAGGCCAACACCTGCCATTCCCGCATCAATTCGTCCAGGTAGCGCCAGCCCTCGTCGCTCTCCCCGGAAAACTTGCCGAACCACAACAGCCTGCCGATGGCCGCCGCATTGATGTCGTTGCCAGGATGCTCGTCGAAAAGCCATTCCACAACCGAAGCGTAACTGGTGTTGCCCTGGTCCACGCCCATCGTTATCAGGCGCGAGCCACCCACTGCGGGCCGCATGTCTTGGGTCGTGTGGCCCCGCAGCGCGGCTTCGATCATCGCGTCGGTGATTTGAGCGCCTTCGCCGATGAACGGGACGCCCAGCTTGCTGCAATGAAATTCCGTTGCCGCCGCCTCGTCGCCCAGGCCCCGGTGATAGGCAATCACCAACTCGCCGGGCGTCACCGTGGACGAGTAAAGCTGGTTGATGTAAAAGCCCCGCGACTCCTCCGCCGAGACGTTCGGTTCCGTGACTTGCCACTGCCCGCTGGCCAGAAAGTCCGGCTTGGCTTCCTGATCCAGTTTGTGCTTGCACTCCTTGCACTTGAGGAACGATTCTTTGCACCGGGGGTCGTTGACCGATTCGCCGATGATTTCCACGCAATCCGGCCACAGCAATTCAGTCCATCGGCTGCAATGCGGACAGCGAAAGGAAAAGTGCTCCTGCGTGCTCGTCAGGTACAGCTTGTGGATGCCGTACTTCGGTACAGTCGGCGTCGAGATCGCCAGGATGTGCTTCTGGACTTGGCCCGACAACCGCTCCAACGCCAACCAGACCGCATGGGCGTCCATCTCGTCCATCTCGTCCAGGACCAGCTCGGACACCGGGATGGACTTCAAGTTGCTGTCGCCGCGACTCCCGCGAATGTAAAGGACGTTCCGACCGGTCGATTTCAGCCCCACGGTGTTTGTATCGACGAACAGGTCTTTCAGGTAGGGGCTGAGTTTCAGTGCCGTGGCGAAGCGGGCCTTGGAAAAGTCGCTCGCGTTCAAGGTGGTCGGCAGGACGTAAAGCACGTCCCGGCGTAGCTTGTCGAGCGTGAAGAAGGCCCGGTTGATCCCGGTCTCGGTGACGCCCAATTGGGCGGCCTTCATGGCGATTGTCCAGGCCGCGTTGCTGTCGTGAATCTCCTTGCACCAAGGGTGTCTTGCGAAACTGTAAGGACCGACGAAAGGCGCTCCCATCACCCGGCGGCGCTCGGCCCAGCGGCTACAAGACGTGAGTGTCCTGCTCTCCATGCCATCCCGAATGGTCTGTCTCAAGTCGTCCGCTAGACTCGGCATGACCTGTCGCCACGTCCCAACTACCTTCATCCACGAGATTGCATCCAGGGGAAGCAGCGGACGACGACCGTAACGTCCTGCGTCCGCACAGTGCTCTTGCCGCAGACATAGACAAAGAACGTCGGCACGCTGGTCACTCCGTACTTCGCCGCCAAGTCCGGCCGGGCGTCCATGTCGATGATCTCCACATCTACGCCGGCTGCTTGAATCTGGACCAGCACGGGCTTGGCCCGCTGGCAGGGAACGCACCAGCTTGCCGTAAACGCCAGCACCTTGGGCCGGCTGCATGGGCTGCGGTTCGGCTGCTGCTGCGGTTCCTCGCAGCCGGCGATGCAAAGCGCCAGCGCCAACGCTGCCAGCGGCAGGGCTACCCGCATCAGGAATGTACCAGCCTTGTGCATCGTCCGACCTCCGTAACGAAGCCGGGCGTCAGCCTCGCGTATGACCGCAAGGCTGACGGCCCAGGTTGCTTGTCAGTCGGACGTTACGACTTGGCCGGAGCGACAGCGGACCTCGGGGCATCCGCAGGAGCCGGAGCCGGAGGGGTCTCGACCTCGGCGATCTTCGCCTTGATGTAGGCCAGACCCTCGGGCGTAGCCAGCTTCCGGGCCAACACG